CATCAATACCAACAAGTTCGGATAAGCGTGCATATACTAATGTTACTTCTAAATCTTCAAATAATACATAAACCGGATCTCTACGTGTAATACAACGATATGTTCTAATTGTAGGAACTTGTATCATGTATATATCTCCAAAATCTCTTACTTCTGCCAAATCATCTAGTAATGTATTACCTTCTGTATCAACATAATGTATTAATACATGTACTATTGGTACAGGTGTAGGAGATGGTGTAGGAGAAGGACTTGGAGTTGCCGTGGGCGTAGCCGTAGGTGTTGCTGTAGGCGTGGCAGTTGGCTTAGGAGTTCGTGTTGGTCTTGGTGTATGAGTAGGAGTTGGTTTAGGAGTATTAGTTGGTGTTGGAGAAGGTGATATTGTCTGCGTTGGGGTTGGGCTAACTGTCGGTGCCGGACTTGGATTTGGTGTTGCGGTCGGTGCGACAGTTGGTGTAATTGTTGGTGTCGGTACTGGACTTACTGTAGGAGTTACAGGTATAGTCGGAGTTGCCGTTGGAGTAGGACTAGGAGTTGGAGTAGGAGTTGGAGTTATAGTAGGGGTAGGAGTCGGACTTGGTGTCGGGCTCGGAGTAGGACTTGGAGTGGGAGATGGGGTTGGCGAAGGGGTAGGACTGGGCGTCGGACTTGGGGTTGGAGATGGTGTAGGGCTTGGAGTTGGACTGGGTGTCGGTGAAGGAGTAGGTGACGGAGTAGGACTGGGAGTTGGAGTAGGTGTTGGTGTCGGAGTAGGAGTGGGTGTTGGAGTAGGTGTAATAAATTTATTTTCTACATTCATTCCATCATAACTAACTTCATATCCTGCTACATCACTTTCAGTAATTGTATATTCTATAGCTGTTCCGCTCTCATCAACTGCTGGTAAGTCCGCAAAAGTATATTCCCAATTATCATCATCTTCATCAACTTCAACACTATCAATCAATTCTCCATTAGCATATAGATTGATAGTAATAGTATTAGGTCGTTTCCCATATTTATTATCTTCATCGTTCCAAGTTTTATGGCCAGAAACAGATGTGACTGGAGTAGGGCTTGGAGTAGGAGTAGGAGTAATTGCCGGTGGTGGCGTTGGGCTTGGCCGCCCAGGGTCATCTATCTCATTTACAATAGTATAATTTCCTTCTCCATCATCTGTAACTGCTTGTAGTCTATAATTAGCAGTAGCAATTTCTTCTACTTGTACTAATCCTTCTTCCACATCATCAATTTGTATGGTATCACCTACACCTAATGTATATGGTTCACCATTGATTGTAATAGCAAAACGCGGATGAGTTTTATGTAAAATACCAGTATGATGCCATACTTGTTTACCATTTTGACTAATCCAGAATAGACGTTTTCCTTCTTGTAATGGGATTTCTGAAAAAGGCATAACATTAGAAGGTTGGAATACTTCCAATAAGCGTGCGGTCATAGGATCACCCGGTACAGTTGGATCATATATCAATTGACTTTCAGGTATATTAGCTAAATCACTTGGAGCTCTATACATAATACTAGGTAGAGTACCACCAGTAGAACCGCTCTTCAATTGATATAATCCCGTGGCAACGCCGTCTTCATTGACAAATAAAACCCAGTTTTCACCGTTGCCGCAATGGTTAGAACGGTGGCCTTCTTTAGAAGTAGTATGCTCCCAGTTGGTAATATCTGGTTTCCATTTACCGCCACCTGCTTGAAAAGTAACTTTATCCATAACATCACAGCGGACTTGCCAGATTTCACCTTTCAAATGTTTAGTAACTGTAATAGTTACTGTATCATCTATATCAGTCGGTGTCGCAGCGTTTTTCTTCTTTTTTGCCTGTATATTTATAGGCACTAAAAGAATACATAAAAATAATATAAATGCTATTAGTCGTTTCATATTTATTCCTCCCAATGTACAATCACATGCCACCAGTAATTACAAGTTTCATAATCTAATAAGAATGTATAGTAAGGTTCTTCTGTTACAGCGACTGTATTCCAAGTCATACAATCCAAGCTATATTCCCAATAATAAGTACAAATATCAGTTGGATGATAATTAAATAATACCGCAATTAATGTTACTTCTTCCCCATAATGATACACTCGATCTTCATAAGTAATTTCTACATATCTTTCTGGTTCTGGTTCGAGAGCAGGCGTGGATGTAGATTCTGGCGTTGAAGTAGGCTCTGGTGTCGGAGTCGGAGTTGGAGTTGGTTCTGCCATAGGTGTGGCAGTAGGTTCAGGAGTTGGCTCAGCCACTTGCTCTACCACTTCTAAGTCTGTTGGGGTAGCAGGCATATCGGCTTTTGCGCAACAAAGTAAACAACCTAGTAATAAAGTAAAAGCAAGTAACCGTTTCATAATATCTCCTCCTATAAAAATTGGGCACCCGAAGGTGCCCTTGGCTATTTATATAAAGCATATCCCCTTTCGGGGCTGGTGCCCGAGGCCGGACTTGAACCGGCAAGCCATTCGGCGCAGCATTTTAAGTGCTGTGTGTTTGCCAATTTCACCACTCGGGCAAATAAGGAATATACTGGCTACTACTTTACCAGACCGCCGTTCCGGAAACGCGTGGGGCATTGTGGTACTTTCTCGTTCCCCATATTCTTTACCTATATTCCATGTCCGCACCTTTTGGTTGCGGCTGCAGAGTATATAAACCCAAAACTTAACTCTGATTGGCTGACTTGTCCACCAAGTTTTATGGGTAACCGCTGCTTTTAGGGAACATCCCAGAGACGAGCGAGACTCATCTACGGTGCGAGAGGCATTTCACCGAGCCCGAATGGTAGTTTTTACTCATACTGGAGATCGCTTAAAGTAAGTACAACTAGTATTCAGCACCATTCTCGATGCTGGTACTTACTCGCGCGAAGGTGGTAGTCATTAGCTACGACCCACGGCTTTTGTTTTAGCTCCCACAACATAAAAGCCGTAAAACCGGAGCAGTCCGTTTCATATGGCAGAAAACTTCGTCCGGGACAGGTCCCGAGCAGTTCAACGGCTCATACTGCCAAAACCACTAGGCGCTATTTTTTCCTCTCTAATTTGCTTCAATAAATAGGTTTGCTGTTCGCGCCCGAGATGCAACACTTAGTGTCGCAGAAGCGATCTTTTAGATTATCACCTCTATCTTACATAATTATTATAACGTAAATTATGTAATTTGTCAAATATTTATTATGGCCATTCTCCTAGTGGCATACCGAGATTTGCCCGCTCTACATCTGTATTATAGAATACGCCATCAGTAGCAGGACCAGTTAGTACTTCGTCCGCAATATTCTGATATAGAGTACTAATAATACCATGACAGTCATTTAGATTGTCCGCGGCGAACTGTACAACACAATTTTTGAATACAACATAAGTAGTACCAATCCACTGATAGCCATCTTCCGCAGGGCATACAGAATAAGCATATGCGGGATTACCCTTGAATGCTGTATCAAATAGTTCAACCTTACTGGTAAAAGCACGATTACTTGGAGTGCCATCAACTGCGACTGCCAGCTTAATATTACCAAAAGCAATTTCCTCTGGAAGAATTTGCTGTAAAGCCGCGACCTTGTCTCCATTATTACATGCTAGTACAATAGATGGACTTGCTCCACTGAAATTACAATTACAGGCAATCTGGGGATCACCATCAAATAGAGCTTCAAATTTACGAATTACAATTGTCCAAGGTGGTAGAATTTTTAGTCTAGGTTCTTTCATATTTTTTACCTCACTTACTCTGTCTTGACATGTACGTAGTCAAGCACTTCTTTCATACCTAATCCGCCTTCATCCCAAGGTTTCATACAATAATCCCAAATCTTAGGATGAGAGCATTTAAGTTGCTGGAACCGATTTGGCTCTTTCTCCATATGGCATCCAAAGCCGCAGAAGATACATCCAGTACGATGGATACCTGTACAACTCAATTTACCTTTCTTATCCTCTACAATTTCACCATATAAAGGGCAATATGGTACATTATTATCTTTTAGATAACGGAAAATATCTTGTTCTGTCCAGAAAGATAACGGTTTACTAATTGGTTCTTTTCCATCAAAGGCATTACAACCGCTACGGAGCCATTCATTTCTACGCATAATAGACTCTTCCGCGAGTGTACCAATAATAGGATGCCGCCCGGTTTCTTTTTGATAATGATGTCCAGGCTGTTTCTTCATTACATCACAACAATAGTCACTAATCTTGAATGGCGCATCTACTAAATACCACCATTTACCATCACCAAATCCAAATATTTTGCTATCATATTCCCCACTCAGGTACTTTGCTCGCGCGGAATTTGGATTTCGTTTAGCTGTTGCGACATAACCAGCAATTTTCTTACTGACTAATGGATAGCCAAATAATTCAATTACTTGTCTAAAAGTTTTTGTTGGTCGTCTGATTTCTACATTGTCCCAAGTTTTTACAAATTCTTTTACCTCTGGATATTCCAAACCAGTATCAACAAAGATAGCGGGAACATCTGGGTATTCTTGTCTCACTATATCAAGTAAGACGGTACTGTCTTTCCCTCCGGAAAAACTGACATAGACATCACCATTGAAGTGATTATAAAACTCCCTAATACGTAGTTTAGTTTTCATAATCTTTACATCAAGTGGTAGTGCCTATAGCTACTTCAGATCAGTAGCCGAGAACTTTCGATTTGCTGTTGCCATAATTTTATACCTCACACTAGAGTAATATCGGTTTACTTCGCCTTCTTATATACCGTTAGCCGCAAGCCACATATCACTACTGAGCCGCCTTCTTGTTCTCAAGAATATTCAATGCTTTCGCGGCGGCTTTCGTGCCGGTGGTAGTTGAACCGTAAAATCCGTGTTAACGGTTGACATCTTATGGGCGACGTCGCACCCAGTACCTCATACGGGATTTGAACCCATATCTTTACCTTGAGAGGGTAGAATCCTCACCATTAGACGAATGAAGTATAAAACGGGGAGCTACCCCGACCTATTGTTATAGGATTTGTTGCGTATTCCTTACCGTCCTCCACATACGCTCTGCGTTACCTGTACAGTGGTATTCATTGGTTTTCGGGCTGATGTAATAGTTCCGGACCTACTACTAACATAGTCAGCTCTACACGCACCCCGTCCGAGAGTTGAACTCGGCACTCCGGCTTGAAGGGCCGACGACTTAACCGATTGTCCAACGGGGCGAATGGTGAGCCTGACTACCTCACCAGCAGCAGTTTGCCCCTGCTTGCCGAGGATACGAATTGTACCTAAGAGAGATTGGTTCGTATCAGACCAAGTGCGGCTCCTCTAGGAATCGGACCTAGATGACGCGGTTAACAGCCGCGGGCTTTACCACTAAGCTAAGGAGCCATTTCCTTACCACAATGGGTAAGGAGGTGTAGTTGCTATGCTATAAGAAGAGAACCGCCGATCTCTTTCTTACATATATAATTATACCATAAATTACACTTTTGTCAAATAAAAAGTTGGCATAATTTCATCTTTCTAATCTTTGACAAATCGTAATATATTTATAGGAAATCTAACTTCACCTTTATAAGCCACACATTTTTTTACTTCCGGGTTCCCCAATATGAGTGTATTTGGCTATAATTCATCATAGTATTTTTTGTAAAAAATATGTGCGCCAGACCAGGCATCCTACATATACTATTCACGCTCAGCCGCAGTTCGTATAAACCAATAGAAAAGTGATATAGCAATTTGATTTATTTCTTTTGTACAATCAATGTTGTTTTTGCGGCAAATCTCAATAGTATGAATAGTTACTAGTGATAGTGCGCGTGTCTAATCGCGATATAAACAATCTCCATTTTCGTGCTATGTAAGTGAATCTTCACTATAAATCCAGCGTACTACTGGCTTATGTATAAACTTTATAGGTACTTCAATCGCTTCGGAGATTATACGACAAGTACGATTAAAACCTATGTCTTCGTCCATATAGCTACTTTCGGGGCAGAAAGTAATACCATATTTTTCTAAAAAACTACGCTTATATACTTTACCATGAAGGCGATTGTCCTATTCATCTGTAATCTTATCTTTATAATAGTATTCAAACATGAACATATTAGTATCAGGATATTGCGCGATAGTATCTGCGATATACTATTGAATTTCTTTTGATACAAATAAGTCACCAGTATCAATAAACATTATATAGGGATTAGATGTCCTATCTATGCCATGCTGACGCGCGTATCCTGGTCCTCTATTCTTTGCGTAACGAAATATCTAATTTGCTTCCATTGGATATAGAGGTAAGGTTTCAGTAGAAGCATCATCTATTACGGTAGTATAGAATACATCCGAGTTAATAGACTTTAATGTATAATATAATCCATGTGGATTATTATAATAAGGAATTATTAGGTCAATCATAATATCTCTCCGGCATTCTCGCATTGTCGTTTAGTTCTTTTAGAAACGCTTTAAAGTTAGGACGATATGGTATATTCCATTTGATTTCCTTTATAATTTTAGGTAAGTACTTCTTTTTATATAAATTCATCGCGCCGCGAGTACCTACCTACTTATATATATCATAGCAGTTATCATAGAAATATTTCGCAGCATCCCAATATTCTTCCATATATTCGGGTGCTTCTTCATAAGCCTAAATAAATTTCATATACTAATAACACATCGTATCTGCTACTGTAAGTAATATATGATATGGTGTGATACGAGCACTTATAGTGGTTTGAATAGCATTGATACAATTGATTCCACGACTAGTTGGATCTACCTATTCAAGTAATTTATTTAGTGTGAATATACGTTTCTTATCCCAGCGTATACGGACGATTTTGCGGCTGTTATGATAATCTATGATTAGCTAACTCGCGCAAAGAAATCCAAAACTATCATTATTATCTGAAAAATGAATATTATGCGCTTTGATATATTCGCGCCGGTATACATATCCTAGTAAGTTTGGTTCTTTCCCTACGTTACTATATATATTCCAAGCATATACATCATAAAAGATATTATTACAAATAGTATTTATTATAATTTTATCTCCATTAGGAACTAATGTATTACCCGCGTCAATAAAGGTAAAATAAGCACCATTAGAATTATCTATGGCATACTGTCTTGCCACGCCATTAGACATTGGTTTCTCTATTTTCTAATAGAGAATATAAGGAAACTCTTTCTTTATATCAGAGTAATCATCATTATCACCATTATTTACTACGATAATATTGATGAACTAGCGCGTAGTCCTACCTATTGATTTTATTGTGTTCCGTAGTGCTTCCTTATTCTTATAAGTAAGAATAAATATATCTAAACTAACTTTGAAATTCTAATTTCTTCTTATCTCACTAAATGATATATTATCATAGATATGGAATTGAGGCCATTTAGCCCAGTCATCTATTCCGGCGAAGTGCATGATGCGCTCATGCGCTGGGCGCTTTGCTTGCCAGCAACAATTATAATCACTAGGTAGTATTTTGATTTTTCCTTCACAGAAATCATTTATACAGTCCTATTCATTATAGCGGTAGAAATATCGGTTAAGGGCCGCAATAATTTTATCATCAATATGATCCTCGCGCATCTTTTTTAGATTGAACATTGCTACGCCCATGTTGATATAATCTCTATGTTCTTCTTTGGATAAATCTTCCTCGCGCGTGGCCGCCAAATAATAATCATCTAAGTCCATATCCCATAAGTGAGAGATATTATCGCGCACTAATGTGTCTACATCTAAGGTTAGTATGCGATCTAAATCAGGAAATATTTTAGCTAATGCCGCGCGAATAAGTACCATATAAGTTAAGTTTAGATTTTCGTTATAGTTTGGACCATCTGGTCTAAAATATGTTTGATTACTTAAATTTAGACATTCAATTTCAGGTGGTAATTCATACGGGAACTCATCATCTTCTATAATAAAATAAATTTTATCAACGTTAGAATATATCAATAATGATTTTGCCGCGTGAATCATCTATTTATATAGGTTGCGTGTTCCACAATATACTGCTGCTCTCATTCGTTACCTCCTATATATTTCATCGGCATGGTCTCATTTTCTTCTACTTCTTTTAAAAACCGATGAATATTGGGTAAGATACCTGTTTTATTTACATAAGTTAAACCCTTCATATGTCTACGTTGCGCAAAAGACAGTAATTCATCTAAATGTTTCTATCCTTTATATTGAGCATATGAATTAAAATATAAATCGCGTATTTTCGCCCAGTATCCTTGTACAAACTCAGTATCAAATGTAAGCCCTAGTAAGAACTAATGATATAATAGTACCATCATATCAGTAATTATTGATAACTATTTATCCATAGATACATTATTGATTGTCA